GGCGCCAGAGAATGTTGCTTTTGTTGTGCGTACTGTGCCTACACTATTAACTATTAACTATTACTCACAGCTAATCGATTGGTGTTTAGACAACAACTTCTTAATCGACAGTTACTTTGCTACGGATCCTGTATGGCAACAGATACGCTTGCTACCCGATTCAGTAAAGCAACATTTACAAACAGAGTTTCAGAATCAACTTGATGGGTATCTAGCATTGGCCAAACACCGACAAACAGGGTTAACTAACTATAGAAATCAATCACACGTGTTAGAAAACCTAACATCCGAAGTACGTGCGGCACTAGCTAGTGTAGCATTAGGCAATCAAGATCCAGACTTAGCGGCCAAGAGTGTGTTACACTTCAAGCAACTAGATACAATGCGTGGCAATAGTGTTGTTAAGAACTTTCCAATGCTACAGGAGTTTTTTGAATCATATGGCTACTAATCTACAGTTTAGTATAACTGTCAAGCCCATTGGTTATGACGATTCGTGGCCTGAGTTTTATCTTAAAATAGATAACCAGCTACAGGATTCAGGAAAATTATGGGAACAGCGCACTTACAATTTTGATGCCGATCTCGAAGATGGTACGCACAATATTGTTGTTGGGTTTACAAATAAAACTGATGCAGATACACAAGTAGTTGACGACAATATTGTCAACGATAAAGCAGTCGTTGTAGAAAAGATTAGTATAGAAGGTTACGAGTTTGAGGATTTTTTGTACCGTGGAGTATATTATCCTATCGGGCGCTGGCACTCAAACAGTAACTATCTAAGCTGGAATGGAGAATGGAGTTTAGAGATCACTACTCCAATCTTTACTTGGCTACACCAAACACAACATTTGGGTTGGATTTACGAGAAAAATTTGTAATATTACACGATTGTCATAACTACTATGCATGTCATGGATTTACGAAAATACTCAAGTAGAAACTTTACCCGAAGATTGTGTCGGATTTGTTTATTTGATCACAAATAACTTATCTGGCCGGAAGTATATTGGCAAAAAACTTGCTAAGTTTAGCAAAACCACTTACAAAATGGTTAAACTAAAGAATGGTAAGAAGAAGCGTAAGAAGATTCGTGGTAAAATAGATTCAGATTGGCAGACTTATTATGGCTCCAGCCCAGAACTAACTAAAGATATAGTAGCTCTAGGCGTTGAAAACTTTAGCAGAGAAATACTTTATTATTGTCGATCAAAATCAGAATGTAGTTATATAGAGGCGAGAGAACAATTTGCTCGCCGAGTATTAGAAAGTAATGATTATTATAACGGACATATCCAAGTCCGTGTACATGGCTCACATATTATCAACAAGATTTAGTTCTTCAGACACAAAGTCTATCCGTAGTAAATCATATTAAACAGTAATGGCTCGCACAGGCTTAAAAACGTGTGCCTATGACAACCGGATAATAACGGGGACGGAAACCTTGCCGCTGTAGCAAGTGCTCAATCACTATCCTTAACAGGACGAAGATCGCTAATCGCCGCGGTTTGATTGTTTGAAGAACTAGATAAGGCTAAAAAGACGCAGTAGTGATACTGCACGGGTTATATGTATGTTAGCGTATATGTATGATCCCGCCGTTGTAAAAAGACGCAACTCGAGGTACCGGACAACCGCCTCTGTAATGTTGTAACGCTATGTGACTGTGCTACTCGGATAATGCTACAGAACAATCTTTGCCCAGTGCGGGCAAAGTGTGACCGATTAATCTGGATAATACTGAAAAACATCAATACTTCTTAGATAATGTTTAAAGAAGAAAACGATTAACGAGCAAAGCGAAGTTAATAGATCTGCGAAGTAGATCTTAAAAGAATGGCAATCCTGATTCCTTAGTAGTTTCCATATTAGACTTAACTATCTCACTGATGATTTTTCTATCTTCATAACACATCATTGTGGCTTCTTCATAGGTAATACCACCTCTCATAAACCAGCAAAGTGATAAGAGATCGTGTTTTAAGGCTTTTGAGTCTTTGTCGTACTGGTCAATGAGTGCGGCAATCTCTTCATTTGATAGCGTCAAAAGCCTTAGTCGAAAAAATTTGTTTGATCAAACACAAAAGGAGCTACAAATGTTTGATTACATTCATTGTTTGTGCAAGTTAGATTGATATTATTGTAAGTAGTTTCTTCTCTAATAGCTTCTAGTCGAGATTTGATTGCTTCCCAAACTTTTTTATCACTGTTATTTAAGAATTCAAGAATATACTCTTTATTATCAACAAAAGTACCATCAGGTAGTTTAATACCAGCAATACTTTTACTGATTTGACTAATACCGGTTTCAACTAACTTTTGGAATAACTGCCCAAACTGTTTAGTTTTTTCATCATCGTCAACTTCAGTATTTTGAACTAGCTGTAGCAAACGCTGTTCTTCAAAGTTTAACATATTATTTTTATTGTATTCTTCGTAGTATTGTGGTCTTAATACAATTTCAAGATCATTAATACTAACTGGCGTAGACCAGTCTGCTGGAGTAATATTGCCGAGCATAAATGATAAATCTAATGCATGCTCGTGCTCAGTCCCGCAATGTGGACATTTAGATAAAAACTCCATTTCTTTGCCAAATGTAGCTAAACGTATAGCGATTAAAATAGCATCTAAATCAATAGCCGGCATTTTCCACGGATCTTTAATAGCTGGGCAACAGCTTTTAATAACAGCTATAGTACTTTCGCCGTTCATTAGTGCATCTGGAGTTTTCATAGTAAGTTCGTCTTTTGCAGTCATGGCATATATAGGAACTTCGCCGGACGCTGGCAAATCTAATACACCTTCAGGGTACCATTTGCCATTACTAGGCAACTTAATATAAACTACAGGTTGTCTAAAGTGTTTAGCTAATGGATTACCGGATAAATTACTCATTTTTGATCTCCATAAATATTGATATATGTACTTATCTTATAATAAACTGGGTAGATTAAAAATATGGCAGGCTTAGAAAATCCACAAGAGGCAAAAGAATATATAGAGACTGTACTAGGTACATGGGGCTCTGCTATGGGCGCCAATGCTAAATCGTCTCAAATGCGATTTCTACAAGAAGAGCGAGCACACCAACGACTAGTTAAGGCGTTAATTGATTCAGGGCAAGCAACTAAGGATGATGCAGATCAAAAAGCTCGTAAGTTAAAACAAGACGAAGACGATGCTAGAAAAGCCGATATACGAAATAAAGCATTAGCTGACGGTTTCCTTAAAGCAGTTGATGGTGTAAAGAATTTTGCCAGTGGATCAATAAGTGCAAGTCAAGGTGCTTACAACGCAACTGATGCGTTTCAAGCCGCAGTACCAACATTAGGTTTATTAAGTAGTGCCGCCAAAACAGTTGCGGATGTATTATCATCGACATTTAGTGGCACAGGTATACTAGGTGGCATAGTCAGTGGTGCGGCTAAAGCGGCTTCGGGATATATTGAAATATCAACACAGTTAGCTAAAGCACAACTTGAAAATGCATCAAAGTATGTTAGAACATATTCTGATTTAAGTAAAGTAGGTGTTACATTTGGCGGAGATCTTACTGCCTTAGCAGAAACTACAAAAGATGCTGGTATTAGTATGGACAGCTATGCAACTTTTGTTAAAAACAGCAAAGACGATTTGGTTAAACTTGGTGGTGGCATTGAACTAGCTTCTATCGGTATAGCTCGTATGGGCAAAGAACTACGCAACAGCAATACTAACCTGGCTGTTATGTACGGTACTGTTGAAGATTTTGACAGCGCATTAGCCAGTTACTCATCAATGATGGCGTCGTATGGTGTTGATGTTGTAAAAAATAATGGCGCTATTAAAGAAGGTGCTAACAGTTACTTACAGACACTTAAAGATTTAACAGATTTAACTGGTCGCTCAGTTGAATCTCAAATGAAAGACGAAGATAAGAGAAGTCAAATATCTGCTTATCAAGATCAAATGGCATCCCTTGCCGCACAAGATGCCGCTGATGGCGGAAAACGTGTTGAGGCACAAAGAGCTGCCACCGAAATATTTACTGCGGCACTTGGCGAAGGTTCTAAAGATTTACAAACAGAACTTGTTGCACAAAAAGGTGCATTAATAACACAGTCTTCTAACTTAATACAGGGCTTTGCACCAGTTACAGTAGGCATTATGCGTACTGTAAATGAAATGGCACGTTCTGGACAGTTTACTAGTAAACAAATTGAAGCCTTTGCTCAAGAACAGTTTAACTTACATAAAGAACAGATTGCTCAAGAAGAACAAGCACTTGGAAGTGTTACTCAGTTTAACTCTGCAGTAAAAGATGAAAATTTAAAAACCTTAGAAACTTTTAAAACTGGATTGCAAGGTGCTACTAGTATTAGAGACAATCTAGCAGAAGGACTTAAAAGAAAAGGCGAACAAGCTGCCGAAGCGCCTAAACAAGCGGCCAAAGACTTTGTTTCAGCAGTAAACGAATTACAAAACTTCAAAATAAAAATGGATACTGAAACTGCTAAGAATCTTGGCGATCTTGGGCAGTCGGCTAAAAATCTAATAGAGTTTCAATCTAAGATGCAGGATATATTTGGCGGCCGTTCTGGATTCCTGCGAGCAATGGATTACTTAATACCTGCATTAGAAAAAATTGCAGGTATTGATCATGGTGAGTCGTGGAAACGTAAAGCAATTGATTACGGTGCTACAGCAATTGGTGCAACCATTGGTGCAGTTGGCGGACTAGGTGTTGCCACCGTACCAGGTGCAGTTGCAGGCGGCATGATAGGACATACAATCGGCTCAAGCATCAATGATTATTTTAATATTGGCGAAGAAGATAATAGATATAGTGCTGGTGGTCAAAATATAGACGAATTAATAAAATTTGCTGGCGGACGTACTGGAGATAAAACACACTACAATGGATTAAACGATGCAACTAGACAAGCGTTTGAAGCTATGGTTGCAGACTATGCAAAACAAGGCGGTGGCCCAATCTCCATCAATTCTGGTGCACGGACAGCAGAAGAACAAGCGGCAATGGTTGCTGAATGGAAAGCTGCCGGCGGCGATAAAGATCACCCTACTGTAAATACTACAACTTTTGGCAGATTAACAACACCAGCTGATCCAGCAAATGACCCACATGTTAAAGGTATTGCCTTAGATTTGGATAAAAGTGATTACGCTAAACTAAATGCCAAAGGCCTACTTGCTAAGTACGGATTTGCAATGGTCCCAGGCGATGAAGGGCATATACAAAAAATGGCCAAAGGTGGAGTCACTGATGGTACTAGTATAGCTGGCGAAGCAGGACCCGAGGCTGTAGTGCCACTACCAGATGGTCGTACTATTCCGGTTAAAATGGATATGGCTGATTTAATTGACAAGTTTGATGAAATGATTGATGTGCTTAAAGATCACCGCGATACTTCGGAAAAGATATATCGGGCAACTGTTTAATCTGCTATAAATATAGCATAACAGAGAATATTATATGGCCGGCAGTAATTATTACGTATATCAATACCTATTAGAAAATGGATTACCATACTATATCGGTAAAGGTAAAAATAACAGAATTGATGTTAATCACAAACATATTGCGTTACCGCCAACTGAACGCAGGATTATTGTTAAAGATAATTTAACAAACGAGCAAGCTAAGATATTAGAAGGCGAGCTTATTACTAAGTATGGTCGTAAAATAGACGGTGGTATACTAGATAATATTAAAATTAATCAATGGGCTTGTTTTGCTGGGTGGACCCACAAACCAGAAACAATTGAAAAAATTAGTAAAGGTAATACCGGTAAAGTTAGAACTGAAGAATCTAAAGAAAAATATAGACAACCAAAAACTGTAGAACATGCACAGAATATTCGCAAAGCTAATTTAGGTAAAACTTTATCAAACGAAACAAAACAAAAGATATCTAATAGTCTAAAAGGAAACATACCTTGGAACAAGGGTGTAAAAGGTACGCCATGGACCGAAGCAAGAAGAAATGCTTACTTACAAAGTAAAGCATTAAAAGGATTATAAAATAATGGCGTGGAAAAAATATTTCAAAACATCAAATTTACCTAGTAACATTAGTCCCTTGGGTGGCGGACGTATTGCTGATCCTGGCATGCGTAACTATCAAAGCCAATTACCAGAAGTCTACATTGGACACCCAAACCGTGTTGAGCGTTACAATCAATACGAACAAATGGACATGGACTCAGAAGTTAATGCGGCATTGGATATTCTTGCTGAGTTTATGACTCAAAAGAACGAAGAGAACCATACTGCATTTACTCTTAAGTTTAAAGACACCCCTAGTGATAACGAAGTTAAGATTCTCAAAGAACAACTGCAACAATGGGTAGCACTTAACGAATTAAACAAACGTGCATTTAAGATTGTGCGTAACACATTAAAGTACGGTGACCAAGTATTCATTCGTGATCCAGAGAACTTTAAACTAATGTGGACAGAAATGTCTAAGGTTACTAAAGTTATTGTTAACGAAGGCGAAGGCAAAAAGCCCGAGCAGTACTTGATCAAAGATTTAAACCCAAACTTTCAAAACTTAACTGCTACAGCAGTAGCAACAACTGACACTTATACTAATCACCCACAAACTGGCGGTCCCAGTGGTGCTTATGTACAGCCACAAAGCCCATTTGGTGGCGGATCACGTTTTAGTCATGCTAAAAACGAAGCTCCTATTAATGCAGAACACATTGTTCACGTATCCTTAACAGAAGGCTTAGACGTATTTTGGCCGTTTGGTAACTCTGTATTAGAAAACATCTTTAAGGTGTTTAAGCAAAAAGAATTGCTTGAAGATAGTATCATTATCTATCGTGTACAACGTGCTCCGGAACGTCGTATCTTTAAAATTGACGTAGGTAACATGCCAAGTCATATGGCTATGGCATTTGTTGAGCGTATTAAAAACGAAATTCACCAGCGTCGTATTCCTACACAGTCTGGTACAGGTAACAATGCTAACATGATGGATGCTACATATAATCCATTAAGTACAAATGAAGATTACTTCTTCCCTACTACAGCAGATGGACGCGGATCTAGCGTTGACGTATTGCCAGGCGGTGCTAACCTAGGTGAAATCACAGACTTACGCTTCTTTACTAACAAGTTATTCCGTGGTTTGCGTATTCCAAGTAGCTATTTGCCTACTACAGCCGAAGATGGTACAGCGGCCTATACAGACGGACGTGTTGGTACAGCACTTATCCAAGAATGGCGCTTTAACCAGTATTGCTTACGTTTACAGAACATGATTGCTGACCGTTTGGATGCAGAGTTTAAGCTGTTTATGCGTTGGAGAGGCTTTAATATTGATGGATCTTTGTTTGATCTACAGTTTAATCCACCACAAAACTTTGCACAATATCGTCAAGCTGACATTGATGCGGCTCGTATTGCTACATTTACACAGCTAGAACAATACCCTTACCTAAGCAAGCGTTGGCTAATGAAACGTTATTTAGGTATGACAGAACAAGAAATTGCAGAAAACGAAATGTCTTGGGCAGAAGAAAAGGGTGATGTAGAAACAGCACCAGTTGATGCACCAGGATTACGTAGCGTGGGTGTAAGCCCAGGCGGTATCCAAAGTGATATTGAAGGTCTAGGACCCGAAGGCGGTGCCGCTGGTGGCCCTGATCTAAGCGGTGCACCTGGACCAGATGGTGCTGCCGGTGTTGGTAGTCCTAGTCCAACAATGTAACCTTTAAGGTAAATAGTTATACCATGTTTATTTTAGAACTATTTGACCCAGCACCTGAAGGTTATCATAATGAAAAAGATGATCAAAGTGTAGCTAAAATGTCCGACAGTCGCAAGACTCGTTTAACATTAGCACACCTAAATCAGCTTCGTCAGAGTCACGATGTGCGTAAAGTAGAGCACGAAAAGAAACTAGAACAAGTAGCAAAACAGTACACAGTACCTGCTGAAGGTGCCGGTAGCCCAGCATTATAACCGATATTTTCGGCATATCTTCACAAAATCCTTCAAAATATACCCATTTAACCCTTAATATACGTAGTTTTGTTAAATAATACTACAAAGCCACTTATTAAGGAGTTCTTATGAACAAGTTTGAAAAATTAATTGAATACATCATTAATGATGAAGATCAAAAAGCACGTGAATTATTTCACGATATCGTAGTAGAAAAATCCCGCGACATTTACGAATCTATCATGGACGAAGAGAACATGGAAGAGCGTGTACACGGCGACCAAGTTGGTGACATGGTTGATGAAATCGGTCACGAAGAAGCAGTTGGCGAAGCAGAAGATGAATTTGCTGATGCCGGCGAAGAAGAATTAGGCGGCGACGAAGAAATCGGCGGCGACGAGCATGGTGAAGAATTTGGTGGCGACACCGAAGGCAACCCAGCTGAAGAAGAAATTGAAGACAAAGTAATGAACATTGATGCTAAGTTAGACGAGCTATTAGCTAAGTTTGACGAAATCATGGGCGACGAAGGTCACGGCGAAGAAGTTCCTGCAGAAGAGCCAGCAATGGACACGGGCCACGACGAAGTTGGTGCTGAAGAAGAGCCAGCAATGTTTGAAGGCGAAAACCCATTTGCTAAAGAAGGTTCAGCAAAGTCTGGCAAATCAGGTAAATCTGGTTCAGCCGCATCTGGCAAGTCTGGTAAGAGCGGTTCCGGTAAAATGGAATCTAAAGGTTCTGCAGAATTAATGCGCGAATACGTAGACAAAATCCAAGACATGAATTTAACTGGTGCTTCTGAAGGTGACGCTGTTGGCGCCGCTGGTAAGAAAACAGCAGTTAACACAAAACCTGGTTCAGTAGGCCCAGGTGCTGATTTTGGTGGTACAGCTAATATTGCTAAAGGCGGTGAGCAGAACCAAGATGGTACAACACCAACTAAAGCCAGCAATGAATATAACAAAGGCCAAGGCGAAATCAAATCTGGTAACCGTAACGTTCCAGGCGGTAAAGCTGATAGCTTAGAGTCTACAGGTAAAAAGTATGAAACAGAACACGGTGCTGAAGGTCAAACTACCGACGGTAAAGTTCCTGTTTCTACTAAGTCAGTGCAGAAGCAAAATACTGGCAAGAAATAATTAGGAAACGATAATGGCTTTGTACCTAAGAGAGAACTTATCCTTTGACCGGGCTGGTATTGTAGTTGAATCTACAGAATCAGCCGACGGAAAGAAAAAAGATCTCTATATGAAAGGGATATTCATTGAGGGCGGCGTTAAAAATGCTAACCAACGTGTATATCCCGTTCATGAAATTGAAAAAGCTGTTTCGACTATTAATGAACAAATCAAAGGTGGCTACTCCGTCCTAGGCGAAGTGGATCATCCAGATGACCTAAAAATTAACTTAGACCGCGTTAGCCATATGATCACAGAAATGTGGATGGATGGCCCTGCTGGTTTTGGTAAATTAAAGATTTTACCTACTGCTATGGGACAACTAGTTGAAGCCATGATTACATCAGGCGTTAAACTAGGAGTTAGTTCACGTGGATCAGGACAGGTAAACGAAGGAAGTGGACACGTTAGTGATTTTGAAATCATTACCGTTGACATCGTAGCACAACCATCCGCGCCTCATGCTTATCCTAAAGCAATTTATGAAGGTTTAATGAACTATCGCGGTGGTGAATCAGTATTTGGTCTAGCACGTGAAGCTAGTCAAGATCAAAAAGTACAGAAGTACCTGAAAGAAGCCGTTAAGGGCTTTATCAAAGATTTAAAACTATAGGAGAAATATCCAAATGTTAGATGCTATCAAACCATTGTTGGATAACGGAATTATTAACGAAGAAACTCGTCAAGAAATTTCTGAAGCTTGGGAAGCTCGTATTACCGAAGCCAAAGAACAAGTTCGTGCCGAACTACGTGAAGAATTTGCTCAACGTTATGCACATGACAAGCAAGTTATGGTTGAAGCTCTAGACAAAATGGTTACTGAGTCTCTCACTGCTGAACTACAAGAGTTCGCAGACGAAAAACAACAATTAGCGGAAGATCGTGTTGCATTTAAAAAGCAAATGGTCGAAAGCGCAGGTAAGTTCAACAATTTCATGGTAGCTAAACTATCCGAAGAAATCAAAGAACTACGTGCAGATCGTAAAACTTACGAGGCAGCAATTGCCAAGTTAGAAAACTTTACAATCCGTGCTTTAGCAGAAGAAATCAAAGAATTTGAAGCAGACAAGAAAGCCGTAGTGGAAACTAAGGTTCGTCTAGTTGCTGAAGGTAAAGCTAAGTTAGCTGAACTACAACAGAAATTCATTGCACAATCTGCCGCCGCTGTTAAAGAGGCTGTTACCAGTTCGTTAGAGTCAGAGTTGACTCAACTAAAAGAAGACATTACCACAGCACGTGAAAACATGTTTGGTCGTCGTCTATTTGAAGCATTCGCCAGCGAGTTTGCAGGTACTCATTTAAATGAGAACAAGCAGATTCGTCAGTTACAAGCACAAGTTGCTATGGTAACTGATAAATTATCTGAAGCAGTTCAGAAGATTGAAGAAAAGAATGTATTAGTTGAATCAAAAGAACGTGAAGTTCGTATTATTAAGGAATCAGCAGAGCGCAAGGAAAAACTTGCAGAAATGTTGAAGCCTTTAAACAAAGAAAAGTCAGCAATCATGCGTGACCTTCTTGAAAGTGTTCAGACTGATAAATTACAGTCTGCATACGAAAAGTATCTACCAGCTGTATTGAACAATTCATCTGTAAATACTCCAGCTCCTAAAGCTGCCGTGTTAACAGAAAGTCGTGCAGTAGTAACTGGTGATAAAACTGCTAAAACTGCCGTTGAAGCCCCAAGCACAGAGTCATTGAACAATGTATTTGAGATTAAACGTTTAGCAGGGCTTAAATAAACCCTAAAAGGAAAGAGGAAATAAAATGACACAACAATTATTAGAAAGCCGTTGGGGCGAGACAAAAGAAGCCCTGTTAGAAGGCTTACAAGGCTCTAAGCGTACATCCATGGGTGTAATCTTAGAAAACACTCGTCGTATGTTAGCTGAGAACGCTTCAGGCGGTGCAACACAAGCTGGTAACGTAGCTACACTTAATCGTGTAATTCTACCTGTTATCCGTCGTGTTATGCCAACAGTTATCGCTAACGAAATCATTGGTGTACAACCAATGACAGGTCCAGTTGCTCAGATCCACACATTACGTGTGCGTTATGCAGACAACATGACTGATGGTTCTAGCTATGGCACATCAACTGCCGCTGGCGATGAAGCATTAAGCCCATTCAAGATTGCAGTTGCATACTCTGGTAGTTCTTCTACTGGTCAAGCTACTTCTACAGCCGCTTTAGAAGGCGTAGCAGGTAACCGTATCAACGTTCAAATCTTGAAACAAGTTGTAGAAGCTAAGACACGTAAGTTATCAGCTCGTTGGACATTTGAAGCCGCTCAAGACGCTCAGTCTATGCACGGTTTGGATGTTGAAGCTGAAATCATGGCTGCTTTAGCACAAGAAATCACAGTTGAAATCGACCAAGAGATCCTAGGTTCCCTACGTGCTCTAGCCGCAACTGACTACACATTCGACCAGTCAGCTGTTTCTGGTACAGCAACATTCGTTGGTGACGAGCATGCCGCGTTAGCTATTTTAGTTAACCGTACAGCTAACTTGATCGCTCAACGTACACGTCGTGGTGCAGGTAACTGGGCAGTTGTTTCCCCAGCTAGTTTGACCGTACTACAAAGTGCTACAACATCTGCATTTGCTCGTACAACAGAAGGTACTTTTGAAGCTCCTACAAACACTAAGTTTGTTGGTACATTGAACGGTGCTATGAAGGTTTATGTTGACGGTTACGCAAACGACAGCCAAGCTGTATTAGTTGGATACAAAGGTTCTAGCGAGGCAGATGCTGCCGCGTTCTATTGCCCATA